AAAGGTAAATGACGTGAGCCAACACCCAAAAAGTATGCAGAAAGTTTTTAACTTAAATGGAATTATTCACTTGCCACATTACAAGAATGAAGGAATGTTTGTTGCACCTGGTGATGGCGTGGGTAAGTCTGAAAGTTATTTAATTGAGCGAGGCGCTGTAGAACAAGAAATGTTCTTGTGGGATCGTTATTACAATTAAAAAAAATACCCCTGACCATTTGGTTAGGGGTAAAGAACTAAGGAGTCAACACATGAAATTAGACTATACCATTGAATCAATGATTGATAAATATCATGAGTCAATCCAAAGCCCACCACGCGCTCATATGGGTGCTTCTTTGCTTGGGCATCCCTGCGACCGGTGGCTTTGGCTTAACTTCCGTATGGCGGTTGTAGAGAAGTTCCCAGGTCGAATCCTGCGTTTGTTTAGGCGTGGCCAAGAAGAAGAGGCACAGGTTGTGTCAGACCTGCGCGCAATTGGACTGAACGTGCAAAATACTGGCACGAATCAGATGCGTGTTGACTTTGGCTGCCATGTGTCGGGTAGCTTGGACGGAATCATTGAGTCAGGTGTGCCTGAGTCACCGAATGCCAAACACGTGCTTGAAATTAAAACGCATAGCAAAAAGTCATTTGATGACTTGCTTAAGAATGGCGTTGAAAAGTCTAAGCCCATGCACTACGTGCAGATGCAGATGTACATGAACGGTACCAAGATTGAGCGTGCGTTGTATGTTGCGGTATGCAAGGATGATGACCGTTTATATACAGAACGGGTAAAGTTAGACAAGACGGTAGCACAACAGGCAATTGATCGTGGCCATCGCATAGTCCAATCAGATCGTATGCCACCACCATTAAGCACTGATCCCACGTGGTATGAGTGCCGGTTCTGTCCAGCGCATGAATTTTGCCATAAAACTCAGCTAACTAAAGAAGTAAATTGCCGTACCTGTACTGCTAGTACCGCTAAAACTGATAGCACTTGGGATTGTGAGCAGTATGACGTTGGATTAAGTTTTGATAATCAGAAAAATGGCTGTGATGCACACGTTTTGCATCCTGACTTGGTGCCGTGGCCACATAAGACTGATGGCAAAACAATCACATGGATCACGCCAGAGGGCGACATTAAGAACGGGCAAAGCGATTGGGAAACATTTACTAGCCGTGAGATTGTGGCCAATCATGTTGCGTGTGCCAGTGGGGACAAGTTTGTGTCTGAGGTGCGTGAGCTATTTGGTGCGAAGGTGGTGGGGTAATGTTAAGGGACTACCAAACCCGCGCCATCGACCAGCTATACGCCTGGTTCATCGCCAATCCCACCGGTAACCCATGCTTAGTGCTCCCTACTGGCTCCGGTAAGAGCCATATTGTGGCGGCACTGTGCAAGGAAGCTATACAAGAATGGCCAGAAACAACCATTCTGATGCTTACTCACGTCAAGGAATTGATTGTGCAGAACGCTGAGAAGATGCGTCTGCATTGGCCAAACGCACCGATGGGGATATACAGTGCAGGCATCGGTAAAAGGCAACTAGGCGAACCCATTACCTTTGCCGGCATTCAGTCAGTTAGAAGTAAGGCAGCGTTGCTCGGACACATTGATTTAGTAATCATTGATGAGTGTCACTTAGTGTCACACAAAGATGAGGGGGGATACCGCACGCTATTAAACGACCTACAAGCAATTAATCCAAATCTTAGGGTCGTAGGCTTAACCGCCACGCCTTATCGCTTGGGGCACGGTTTAATCACCGACAAACCTGCATTGTTTGATGCGTTGATTGAACCGGTCAGTATTGAGGAGTTGATAGAGAAGAAACACCTTGCAACGCTTCGCAGCAAAGTAACGACTAAGCGCTTAGATGTTACTAACGTGCATAAGCGTGGGGGCGAGTATATTGACGCTGAGTTGCAAGCCGCGGTCGATAACGATGACATGAATAAAGAGGTGGTGCGGGAAGTTATTAAATTGGCGCAGGATAGACGTGCCTGGTTATTCTTTTGTGCCGGCGTTAAACACGCGCAACACGTTTGCCAAGAGTTAACCCATCAAGGCGTGACCGCTGCGTGTGTGACGGGCGACACACCCAAAGCAGAGCGTGAGCGGATCCTGACAGAATTTAAAGCAGGAAAATTGACCGCAATCACAAACGCTAACGTCTTAACGACTGGCTTTGACTACCCAGACATTGATTTGATTGTTATGTTGCGCCCTACTATGAGTGCCAGTTTGTACGTACAAATGGCGGGTCGTGGAATGCGTCCCAAGTCACACACTGACCATTGTTTGGTGCTTGACTTTGCTGGAGTGGTCGAGATGCACGGTCCCATCACCAACGTGCAGCCACCAAAGAAGGGAGGCTCGGGCGAAGGTGAGGCGCCAATTAAGGTGTGCGATGAATGCCATGAGATTGTGCATATTTCAGCTAAGGTTTGCCCAAACTGTGGCGCTGCATTTCAACCACCGGCAGAAAAGAAATTAACCCTACGCCAAGATGACATTATGGGTATTGAAGGTATTGATATGGACATTACCGATTGGAGTTGGCGCAAACACGTCAGCCGTGCCAGTGGTAATGAGATGATTGCCTTGACCTATTACGGTGGACTAACCGACCCACCCATCACAGAGTACTTGCCGGTTCTCAATCAGGGCTATGCAGGCAACAAAGCAATGCAGTTGCTGCATGACATAGCGCGGTGTTCAGACGCCACCCTTACTGGAATTAACCAAGCATCAACTCCATTAACGTACTTAATTGATCAGTTAAATGCTTCTAATCCACCAAATATGATCTCATATAAGCGTGACGGTAAATTTTATAGGGTGGTGAAAAGATTATGGTAACTATTGTTTCAAAACCAGTATCAGAACACTTAGAACAAGCCCGTCTGGTTATGTGGTTTAGGCAAACATATCCGGATACATTAATCTTTGCGATACCCAACGGTGGGCTGCGCTCTAAGTCACAAGCCATGCAGCTAAAGGTCGAGGGTGTGGTGCCTGGCATACCAGACCTGTTTATCCCCGCATGGCGTGTATGGGTTGAGATGAAGAAGACTAAAGGTGGCGTTTTTTCAAACGAACAAAAAGAAATGATTAAATATTTACAAAGTGTTGGATATCATGTTATTGTGGGTTTCGGTGCTGAGGATGCCAAGGCACAAATACTGGAGATAGCTGATGAAAGAACTTAAAGATCATTTTGTAACAATCAGAATGCCGATTGAGTTGTTTAAGATTGTGAAAGAGTTAGCAGATAGTCAGACGCGCTCAGTTAGTCGTCAGATTATCCACTTGGTTAAAGCTGGGTTGGAAGTTAAATAACAATATAAGGAGCAATAAATGACTATCAAAAAACGCATACTCGACCTGTTACGCAAGAACGGTCCTATGTTAAGTATGGATATGGCAACAGTATTAAAACTGACCAAAGGCACGGCAAGCCAAGCAGCAAAGGAACTGCACGATCATGGGTTTATTCACATTCACGAATGGCGCTTAAACTATAAGAACGGTGGTAATAAGGTGTACGCCAATGGACCAGGCGCAGATGCAGTCAAGCCAGAATCAAATTGGCGACCCCGTGCAAAAGCAGAAGTTATAGCTAGAGGACCGTTCGTGCCACGAATGGATGTAGCAGCAGCCTGGTTAAGGAATCCGATATGAGAATGATCTTAGGCTTTGCGATCTGGCTGCAATTGTTTTTTATATTTACAAAATTAGAACAAATTTTGGAGGTGTTGAAATGAACGAACGAATCAAAGAACTTGCTAAACAGGCTGGGTTTCATGTTAGTAAAGCATTTAATGGTATTGGATGGGTGTGGTGTAGCGATGATTATCCAATTGACGAGGAACTTAAACGCTTTGCCGATCTTATCCGCACCGACGAGGCACAAGCTTGCGCTAAACATTATCTTGAAATTATGCGTGATGCTGTTGAGCAAGCGATACTGAAAGAACGTGAGGCGTGTGCGGCGGTGTGTGATGACTTGTCAAAAGAAGTTGTTAATAAAAATTATATTGCCGTAGACCAAAGACAATTTTGTGCAAAACAAATCCGCAAGCGAGGTGTGAAATGAACATAAAAGAACTTGCTGAACAAGCTGGTATGACAAACACGTTAGGATGCTTTTGGCAATGCGGTGATAGTGACCTTGAACGCTTTGCAGAATTAGTCCGGCAGGATGAGCGTGGGGCGTGCGCAGCCGAATGTTGGGTGCAAATGGGGTTGATGCCGACGCAGGCGTGGTCAGTAAATCCTTACGAACAATGTATTTTAGCAATCCAATCAAGGGGTGAGAAATGACTGAAGATCAGTTAGAAACTTGGGCTTACAAGATGATCAGGGCTTGTAACAGGTCAACCTCAGATTCTGATATTAATGCAATTAAATTAGATCACTACATCAAAAACCTGTACGAACAAGGTCGTGCTGATGAACGTGAGGCGTGTGCGGCGTTGTGTGTTGAATTTGAGAGATCAAATTTGTACGGCGTTAAAGAATGCGCCAATGCAATCAGAGCAAGGGGTAAGAAATAATGGCAAAAATAATATCAGGGGTGAACGTAGCGCAGATTGTATCTAGCGCATTACATCAGACAGTCAAGGGTGAATTGCGCCAACGATTTATTGAAATGGTTACGAAAGACATTGAGCCTATTCTTGAAGAGTACACACGACAAATCGTCACGCAGGTGTGTGAAATGAGAGACCCATACTCAATGGATGGGTTAAAGATTAACGTGACGTTTAAACTGCCGGAGATGAAAAATGAACAAACTTGATCTGATTATTGAAGCAATTGAATTTTCTAAACTTGTTGACAACAAAGTGCATAGAGAAGAATTACTTGATGATGCACTAGAAGATTTGCGTGAGTTGCGGGATATGAAGCCTGTGGCGTGGCTTCATCCAGATAAAAAAGTTGATGTTGTTGTGCCTAGTAGTCTTGGGTGGTTTGACAAACCAATTCCACTCTACGCCAAAGCAACAGGAGAATCAAATGAATCGTGAACTAATACAAAGAATTACAAATTATCTATCTGGCGGTGGATTATTTAATCCTGAAATGGCAAATCATGAGGCAGTTCGTGACTTGCTGATTGATTGTCGTGATGAGTTAGCCAAGCCTGAGCAAAACCACGGTTTCGACCGCACCGGCAGTCACATGGCGGGGGAGTATGTGGATACAAAACAGGAAAATTTAAACGTGTCTGAAGCATGTACACACAAATCAGACAAAAATATACATGAGCCTGTTTGTAGTAAAGACCCATTTTATTGTTGGAGTGTTTGTTGTCAACTTGGAAAAGTATGCAAGAACATTGCACCACCACGCAAAGAATGGGTTGGGTTGACGGATGAGGAGATTCAACGTGGACATAAAGAAAGTTGGGTAACACAACAAGCATTTGAATCTGCTGTATGGTGGGCTGAAGCCAAACTAAAGGAGAAAAACCATGACTGAAGATCAAGCATTTGAAATTGCTCTTAATTCTCATAATGTAAAATCAGCTATACGCGCAATGGCTGAAGCGCAACGATT